AACCGTTGGAAGTTTTATGGTCAAACCAGTACTTGGGTGCAATGACCTTTGGTGTAACATTAGATGTCCATACTGGCCAGAAGGAGAATGTTGATGCTGACATGATGACGTTCCTAGCATTATGTAGAATAGAATAATCAACACCAATATTACCTCCTTTATATTTGAAGAACCCTGTTCCTTGTTCGATGTCTTCTTGTTCCTTGAGTGTAGTTGCACCTACAACCTTGGCCCATGGAATAAACTTGTTTGCATTCTCTGGATCATCAGTCACAACTACAAACTTCATGTTTGGATTGTGTTCCAACATCCTATCACGTGCATTCTCATAGAACTTTGGTTCTAACCATGACGCAGTAATCAAATACTCACCACCACGGAAGTGAATGACACAAATATCTTCATCAGAATACTCAGTAACATTTACATTATGAGATAACCACTGACGAATATCATCTTTACGGTCATTGATATACTCTAAACACTGAAAGAGTCCATCAATCTTTGAGTTATCAGGAAGATTATTCCATAGACCAGGATCAAAAAAGATACCACTATGACCACACTGTGGAAGAGGATCATTCCTCTCACAAATGTAATGAGTGATACCATTAGGTAATGATTCTGGTGGTTGTCCCTCTCTAGGAGTATGACCACCAACTACTTCTTCACCATAATCAAAGTCTGGCATGAACTTTCTTGCCTTGAATGGAGTACTTTTCTTTACACCCCACTTATATCCATGTCTATGTGCAAGGATTCTAGATACCACCAGGTTCCAGATCTGGTTTCCCAGTCCAGAACCCCTATAAATTTCAGTTACAATCATTTGATCAAATAAGAATACTTCTCTTGGTTGTCAATTAGATACTGTGGGAATCTATCTTCATCGAAGTGAGTAATACAGTATGATGCATTGTCTTGACCTAGTGGTGATCTACCATCCTTCAGTCTCTGTTCAAGTTCCCCAATAAGTTTTTCATTATTGAGTTCAGTGTGGGCAGAAGACTTGATCTTCTTCATCACTCTCTCGTACATAGTACACTCTTCATCACTACCAACTGTACTCCAATGCCAACCACCAGGATAGATTCTTAGATTATTCTCTTGAGGAAGTTCACGTCTCATGTTAGTTAAAGAATACTTACTTAGTGTGGCAAAGTCACACAACTTAGTACCGATCCAACGTGGACCTTCTTCTTCATAAGAGAAGTCTTGTGTTTGAGAGGTAATAGTACCTGTAGTTTCAAACCAATTCAATGCAGCTTGGTAGTTATCTTGTGCAAAGTTATATACCGTACCGGGTTCATAGAAGTCTTTAATCTGTTCAATGACTTCAGGGTTAGGTACTTCATCCAGATCAGACCAGATGATTACATCCTCATCAGAACAATGTTCTTTGAGAACATCGATGATACTATCCTTATAGAAAGTATCTCTCATAAAGGATTCTTTCTTTACATTATACTTTACACCTTGTGCCTGAAGTTGTTCGGATGTTGGTTCTTCAATCTTAGTATAGATGATCTTATCTTCAAATTTTTTGAACCGTTCATCAGTTATATCAAAGATGAACCCTTTATCTTCACCAGAGAATGTCTTACCACCTTCACTGAATACAAAGTAATCAACATAAGGTTCAAGGAGATTCATACGAATCTCAAGTAGATCTAGTTCATAACCAAAAAGAAATACATCAAATACTTTCATCAGTCTTTTCCTCAATTTGTGTACAGATCCATTCGTATGTTTTACGAATACCCTCTTCAAGACTTTGAGAGTAATCCCATCCAAGTTTCTCACGAATGAGATCATTGTTAGAGTTACGACCACGAACACCTGTAGGTGCATCAAGTTTGTATAGTTTACGTACTACCTTACCAGAAACCTTAGCAGCAGTCTCTACAAGTTGATTGATAGTGACCATCTCTTCAGAACCAATGTTAACTGGTCCGATGAAGTCACTGTCCATCAATCGTCGAGTTGCTTCAATGCATTCGTCAATGTACAAGAAGGAACGAGTTTGTAAGCCATCTCCCCACACCTCGATACCTCCACCGACGTTCGGGAGGTAAGCAACTTTACGGCTGATTGCAGCTGGTGCCTTCTCTCTTCCACCGTCCCAGGTTCCTTCTGGTCCGAAAATGTTGTGATAACGTGCAACCCTAACGGGAATACCATGATTGCGATTATAAGCAAAGTATAAGCGCTCAGAAAAGAGTTTCTCCCATCCGTACTCGGAGTCTGGGGCTGCTGGGTATGCGGATTCTTCACGACAGTCAGGGTTATCAGGATCAAGTTGATTATGTTCTGGGTACATACATGCAGACCCAGAGTAGAAGATCTTTGTCTTGTTTACATCTTTGTCCAAGTTAAGAAGATGTTGCTCTTCAAGGACATTCAGATTGATAGACACAGAGTTATGCATGATGTCTGCATCGTTCTCACCAGTAAATACAAATCCTGCACCACCCATGTCAGCAGCAAACTGATAAATCTCATCGAAGGGTGACAGAAACTTGTCAACAATCTGTGCATAGAACCCACCATTGATACCAGTGGTACGAATACAACGACGAACAAAACTCCTATCTCTCAAGTCACCTTGAATGAATTCGTTTGCTTCAGTGTCAGAATACTCAGGTCTCTTTAGGTCAACACCACGAACCCAGTAACCTTCTGATCGTAGTCTTTTTACCATGTGACTACCAATAAACCCACCCGCACCTAGTACCAATGCGGTTTTCTTAAATTCAGACATACATTTAATTTGTTACTTACTATTTATTTTACCAAAATTAAGTTTTACAGTCAATACGCTTTACACATCATTTCGACTCCAGTATCAATTGTGAGGTTTGGAACATGACCATAGGATAAAAGTTTATCCACATTCATTGTGAAGTTTTTAATCTGTAGATACTTCTGATCCTCAGGTATCTCTGTACTAATCAACTCACTGTTACTCCCAATATAGTCTTTTGCATACTCGATAACTTCTCTGAACGAACGAGATACACCAGTACCAATGTTATAGATTTGATTGGTATCAGACTCATCTATCAGAAGTTTCATTGACCTACAGACATCCTCTACCCACATATAATCTTTGACATAATCACCTCCATCATACAATACGATGTAATCATCATTCTTCAAACGACGGATCATATAACCTAGAACATTCTTACCTTGTGATACTGTTGGGTCAATACCAAAGACATTGCCAAGTCTAAAGATACGATACTTGATACCAAAGGTCTCACAATAAGAGATCAAAAGTTGTTCTGCACATCTTTTAGTAATAGAATAGAACCCAGTTGGATTACAACAGTCAGTCTCTTTTGCATCTAGAATATCATTACCATAAACAAACCCCGAACTTACAAAGTTGATTACAGTATCAGTTCTCTTACAATGTGATAAGAATTCAGTAAAGATTTTTAGATTGACATCGATATCAACCTGTAGATCTTTAAAGATATTCTGATTAGTTGTTGTACTAATAAAATACAGAACATTCTTAGTGTCAAAATGTCGTTGACCACGAGGAATGATTACATTACCGGGATACATTCGTTCATATGTTGAACCAATATATCCAGTACCTCCGAATAAAGAAAGGTCAGTCATACTTTTCACACTCACTCATAGTCTTTCCAATTGTATCTTTGTCCGAGAGGATAGGGGTATCAATTCTGTTCATAATAATATTTGATAGTTTTTAAGAGACCTTCATTAATATCTACACTAGTAGTCCAAGGTGTTTCAGTTGTGATCTTATCATTAGATGTTGAATATCTTTGATCATGTCCTGGTCTATCTTTGATAAAGTTAATTTCCAATTCTTTATTCATCAGTCCAGCAATACGATGAACAAGTTCAATGTTCTTTAGTTCACACTCACCACCGATGTTATAACTCTGACCTATTCTACCCCTATTAGACAGTTCTACAAGGGCCTTACAATGATCCTCAACATAGATCCAGTCACGAATTTGTAATCCACTACCATACACATCAACTGGTTTGCCATTCATGAGACTTAAGATAGTTTTGGGTACCATCTTCTCAGGATGTTGTCTTGGTCCGTAGTTATTAGAACAGTTTGTAATAATAGTTGGTAATCCGTATGTGATGTTGTATGCATTTACAAAATGATCACTTGCTGCTTTAGATGCAGAGTATGGATTCCTTGGTCGGTATCTAGATATCTCATTGAAGGAACCATATGCGATAGAACCAAACACCTCATCAGTAGAGATGTGCATAAATCTACTTACTTCATGTTCTAATGCACACTGAAGAAGATTGACAGTACCTATAATGTTAGATTGAATGAAAGGTTTACAATCTTTGATTGAATTATCTACATGACTCTCTGCTGCAAGGTGAAAGATTTTTGTAATACTCTCGGAATCAAATACATGTCGTACCGATTGTTCGTCAGCAATATCTACTCGATAAAACTTTACATAATCTGGAAGATTAGTTTCATCTGCGGCATAAGAAAGATTGTCAACACATATAACTTCCTCACCAAACTGTTCAAGATAGTGGAGAAGATTACTTCCAATGAATCCTCCACCACCCGTAACTAAAATACTCATGATTTTTCATACTTGTTAAGAAGTTCTGGTGAGTATTGATCTAATACTTCTCCTGGAACTAGTTCTGTTCTTTTTGCATTCTCCAATGTATAAACTCTATTCCTGAGTTCAGTGGAAGAATACTTATGTCGTCTTAAATGATAGTGTAGTTCAATATTATTATCGATACAGTATTGTTTTCCTGTGAAGTCTCTATCTTTATACTCTTCACTTAGGAATCTAATATCAATTGTTTGAGTTTTGATCAGATTGATAAGATCATCCTCGGTTTCATATACCAAAATCTCATCAACATACTTACAACCTTGGAGTTGTACATACCTCTCGTACACACTCTGTGTAGGTTTGTTCTTGATACCTGGTCTGTCAATAGTAGGATCAACTTGAAGAGCAACTACAAGATAATCACATAGTTCTTTTTCCATCTTCAACATTGTCACATGTCCCGCATGAAACAAGTCAAAGGAACTACAGTTAAAACCAATCTTCATATGAATAATTACAATATCCCTCTATGTATTGTATTAAAAAAGGAGGCCTTTGTCAAGACCTCCTAGTATAGGGTTCATGCCGCGCCACTTGCTCTTTAGAGAAGCAAGAAACTCATATCAGAGTTTACCTTTAGACAGTTTTTCGATATTAAGACTAGGTGTCTGTTTTAGAATACTAATCAACAAATCCACTTTGGCTTCTAGATCACCACTAACTGGAGCAGGAGCAGGAACGGCAGGGGCAGAACTCTTTTTTTGAACTTCTTCCCCAACCTTTTTGACACCAGCTTCAAGGGCTTTAAGTCTGGTTTCTACTTCTTGGTCATACTGAGACATGTATGCTCCAGTATCTGATGTTTTTCTACTAGACATAATCGAAAACTAAATCTGTTTTATTTATTTATTTTTGGAAACTCTATCTCTTACGTAAGAAGGAACACCCTCTGGGTCAAGCCACTTAGGATATTCTTGATCTTCAATGGCAAGAAGAAGTTGTTCTCCGTTATCAAACAGATAGATGTCAGAGTACTTTTTAGTATACTCATTTGCTTTCTGTAAACGAAAATCGGGTTTACCATTCAGTTGAATGTATCCCTTTTGAACAAAACGATAAGGAAACCGTTCATGAATAATCGTAGTCTTAGTTGACTCAACAGACTTGGGATCTAAATCATTCATACTTCCACACTTTCAAGATCTTCTGCAATACAATCGATGAGAATATCATAATCGTCGAGAGGATCACCAGAAAAAGTTACACCATCATTCTCATAAAATTTACGAACCTTCTTGTAAAGTTTTGGATTCTTTACGTCAAGGAAGAATTCCCCATTGGCTGCAGACCTGAGGGTTGTGATGTCTTTTTTGAACTTAGAAGTAATAGTCATTGTCTTTCGTATTGACCTTAGTAGTATAAGGGTTTTGACTGTAAGAGTCAAGAGGACAGTCTGCGAACTGACCTCGATGCTTCTTGTGAGGATCGAACTCACCTTCGACGTGTTATGAGCACGTTGCATTCACCAGATTGCTAAAGAAGCGAATGGGACTGCTGAGAATTGAACCCAGTTTGCGCCCTTATAAGGAGCGAGCATTAACCAATATGCGACAGTCCCTCAGGGTCCTTCGTTGTTATTCTCTGTGTATATTCGCATAGTCTCATCATCAGCAGGCATCATCACGGCAGCCTGTCCGTTGTCATTGACTATACCAAAAGTCTCCCCGTTCTCAACTCTTTCCATCAACTCATCCCAACGATCTTGATACTCTTTTACAGTAAAGACTTCCATCATCTCATTTGTAGTTGATTTATTTATTTTACTGTTACCTGACTTCAAAGTCAAGTCTCTTTACCTTACGTCTACGTCTTTGTTCTTGGTACATCAAGTCTGCTGCAGTCAGAACATCGTGACTCTCATCGAGTTTAGTGTTCGATATAATCAACACCTTAGACAAATCAATAGCAGAAATCTTATCATCAGTGAGTGTGGTGTTATTAGGACAACCACAGACCTGAGTCTTGGGAGAACTCGTAAGTTCTGTATTACAATTTTTGCATCTGATAACTAACATGATTCATTAGATTGATACGACATGCTCGAAGAGGGGATCGAACCCCCGACAAATAGAATGTAAATCTACTACTCTACCTCTGAGTTATTCGAGCGAAGCTCCCCAACTTGGGCTTGAACCAAGGACATCAAAATTAACAGTTTTGCGCTCTTCCAACTGAGCTATTGGGGATTAAAAATAACCGCTACTCGTCAGCAGCGGTGGCACCAAGAGGGATCCCACCTCCTCCTCACATGGGTTGTTGCTCCGATTCTTTTTTCTCTCGGAAATGTGAGTACGGGTGTCGCCATCCCGTTAAGCCTCCGACCCGACTTGAACGGGTGACCTGCTGTTTACAAAACAGCTGCTCTATCCAACTGAGCTACAAAGGCATACGTCTCAGGCTGGATTCGAACCAGCGACCAACGCTTTAGAAGAGCGATGCTCTATTCCACTGAGCTACTGAGACAAGTGGTAGTTCCTATCGCCTCTAACCCTGAACTACCAAGGGGGTCACAGCAGTGGTCTCTCAACCACCTTTATAGTATAGGGTAAACCCTGACTGGTGTCAAGGGCCTTAGTACAATGGAACGAAAATTACCTGAGTGTATCTCATTTCGTTCTTGAACTGATTTGTTGGGGTGTGTTGTCCGTGAGGAAACTGAGAGTCAAAAAGAACTGCACGATTCTTTTTACCCTGTACAGTATATATCTGTTTAACTTTATCCTTTCTCTCACGAATTGTTAGAACAAAGTCATCGGGTACATCGTAAAAATTCATTCCTTCACCTTCTTCATAGTGTTCATTTAAGAAGACTACTATCGCAATCATACCAGTTGATGTAGGACCATAATCATGTCTATCACGATGAGGTCCATACCAATGAGTTTCAAATACCGAATCAAATTCATCAGTAAATGTAAAACAATTAACAATAAATTCTTTACTAGATCTTATTCGATCTACAGGAAAGTCAATAATGTTTGATACCAAATTTGGTAAAGTATGATCAAATGCATATGGAATAAGTGATCCTTCCATATTTGATCGATACACCTTTCTCCCATCAAAAAATGTTTCGTTATTACCTTCCTGATCCCAAACTAAACTGACTGGCATCTTAGGAATTTGTGCAATAACCCCATCAATATATTCATAGAAGTTGTCAATGACTGTCACCTTGGCGGGTCCAGTATCAATTGTTTCAATTATAGGAGTTTTGTTTAATACAAAAACTTTATTATCAAATATTTCAGAAGGATCAATAATCATAAATCAACCAAGTACAAGTCTCTTACTGTAATCATATGCATACTGTTGACGATATCCTTTGATACCCCAACCCAACCATCTATATGCAGGACGCATATATTGACTTACGGTTTGACCACCACCAGCAAAACTAGGAAGTGCTTGTTGGAATTGTGGTTCATTAATCATCCAACGAACCTGACAATCCAATTCACTTGGATTACAACCATACTTACTAGCAAAGTTTCCAAGTCCCCTATAACGACCAATAGAAGTCCATTGTATCAAACCATAACCTCCACTATGACATCGTTCATAAGGAACACGAGTACCTCCTTCACAAATGTTTGAATGAAAGTTAGATTCTGATTTGATATTACCCATGATTGTTGCAAGGGCATTACGATCATCAATCGGTGTATACTCCTGAAGTTTTGCAAGAACATACTGTTCATTGGGAGTACATGTAGGACAAGTCCATTCCTTATCAACCTCCACAATTTCTATGGGTTCCTGAACCACAACTTCCTCTTCTACTACTACTGCATCACCAGTGACTTCTGCAAGGTGATCGTCAAGTGTTTTTGCAGCGACACATGCACTACCAAGTAATGTTGCCGAAACAGCAATAGCAGTAAGAAATTTTCTAGTCATTGAAATAATTGTTAAAATTCGAGTAAAGTTTATTTATTGTAATAATCCTTTCGGTAGTACCGCCCAAGGATGTTTGAATTGTAATACAGGGGTGTCTCATCTGTCAACCTTTGAGACAGAACCTCGTTCAGAAACAACTGACGGGTCTCCTCAAAGTTAGTTTGACCCTTGGTATCGTGTAAGGAAAGTATCTCTCTAGAGAATTTATCCTTACCAAAAAGGTCCACATCCTCTTTTAATTCAGGACATGAACCATAGTATTTTTTCCAATCGGATTCTTGTTTTACCTTACGCTTCTTTCCTTTAGGGGTTCTAAAGGACCAAAAGTATTTCCTTCCGAGGTATTTACGGTTGGAGGAAATGTTGGTAATGAGATAAACAAAGCCAAAGTTATCCCCAATAAGATTGGAGGTAAAGGGTTCACCTTTAAACAACCAAGGGTTCTCGTAGTCACACACTCACTTTTCTTCATAGTCCTGAAATATATAGTCGTCTAACTTTTTGGCTTTTATTTTCTTATAATATTTGATTAGTTTTTGAATAAAATCAGAGTTGGAATCCTGAGAAGGTATCTTTTTTGACATCTTGTTTGATACCTCCAACGATATAACTCTCGTTCTCAGTCTCTTGTGGGGCTACCTGCAACCCTTTGCTGCTTATCCAATGTTGTGTCCAAGGAAGAGGATTGTTCTTGGCGGCAACATCATAGACAGGTTTAAGACCAATGGCCTTCATTCTACGATTGGCAACCCACTCAACATACTTCTTGAGTAGAGCATCATTAAGACCAATCATACTACCATCTTTGAACAAGTGATCTGCCCAACGCTTCTCTTCGTTCACGGCTTTATCAAACATTGCATACAACCACTCCTGCTCTTCCTTCATGATTTGTTTCATTTCAGGATCATCACCGGCAGCCCACTTGTTCAGAATGTTCTGAGTGATCGCAAGGTGTTGGTTCTCATCTCTAGCAATCAATGAAATAATCTTTGCAGATCCTTCCATAAGTTTGAGTTCACCAAAGGCAAAACTACAAGCAAAAGAGACATAGAATCTAATACCCTCAAGGATATTAACATTCGCAACTGCCCTATAGAGTTTGCGTTTTACATCTTTGATACTATCTTGAGAAACATGGGTATCTCTAAAGTCACTTGACCACAGTTCACCATTACCCCATGCTTGTGCACTGTTGATAAATGAATCATAAGATTCAGTTACACTCTTTGCTCTCTCCAGAATTCTAGGATCTGTAATGATGTGATCAAAGATATCACTAGGGTCTGGATAGATGTTCTTGATGATGTATGTGTAAGAACGACTATGAATCATCTCCATGAATCCCCACACTTCCATACATGCCTCTAGTTCAGGTAGTGAACAATAAGGAATGAATGCCATACCGGGACCACGACCCTGAATAGAATCCAACATGATCTGATACTTCAGATTGGAAGTATAGATATGCTTCTGTTCGGGTCTCAATGTATGATAGTCTGCTCTATCTTTTTGTAGAGATACCTCTTCAGGTCTCCAAAAATATCCCAACTGTTGAGTTGTAAGTTTATCAAAGATAGGATACTTATAAGAATCATATCTCTGAACCCCAAGTGGTTTGCCAAAAAACATTGGTTGTTTCTTGGCATCATGAACTTCGGTATTAAAAACCGTCATTCCTTCAACCTTTGCCATCGTATTATTATTCACCGATGAGACCTTAAACTGCGCAAGACTCACACTCGCCCTCCTCTACTGAACTTAACTCACACATTCTATTTACCTCTAAAAAATATTTGGTTTTCATCATACCTCAAGATTATGGTTTTGTCTATTAAATCACACTATTTGTGCTTTTAATATTGGTTCATTTTTTTTATAACTCCACTTGTATCCTTTGCAGTGCTTAAATTTTCCCTCGCAAGTATATTTGATATTAGAAGGAGTTGTTCCTACAAATTTAGAAGCATCACTAATAGATTGAAACTCTCTTAAAAAGTTTCCTTCAATATCATACTGAAATACTTTGGTTCTTTTCACATTTGGATTATTTTTGAGTGTTTGAGATGTTTTACTTTTGCTTTCTTCTTTATGTGATTTTCCAGCAAATCCACAAGGAGATGGTTGCCCTTTTCTCATTTTACTCCAGTTCTTCTTTTGTTCCTCTGTATGTGTTTGATTATAGAATGGATTTTTGTTGCCTACAAATTTTCCAGTATTCTTTTGAGATATTATCTTTTTAGTTTCTTCAGTATGAGAGTATCCAAGAATTCCATTATCTCCACCAATAGTTTGATTATATTTTGGTTTTAATTCAGAAATCCAAAATACTTCTCTATCAGTCAAATTTTCTTCGCATATTTCAACTTCTTCAATAACAAAATTTTCTTTTCCATATTTTCTTATTGCTCTATGAAAATATGAACTTGAATTTCTAGTTAGTGCATCATAGCAATGATTATTAAATCTATATTTTAATTTTTTTCTAGTCATACCAATATAAAAATCACCATTCACTATATTTGTTATTTTATAAATGTGACCTTCCATAAGATAAAATAAAAACCTATTACTATTTATAATAATAGGTTTTTACACTTTCGTCAAATTTTACAACTTTCGCAGTCTTCCTCTTCAACACTAGAGAGTTCTTGAAGGAGTGATTGAAGATTAGGTTTCTCTTCAACTACTTCATCAGTTTTAATATCATAAGTGTTTTGATAATATGCGGTTTTCCAACCATAGCGATAACAATTTAGAAAATCTTGCACCATTACAGAGACTGGAACTTCATTGTTGGGATAGTTCTCTGGATTGTAACTCCAGTTACCAGAGATTGCCTGGTCAAAGAACTTCTGCATAACAGATACAACATTGATATATCCTGTGTTATCACTCATCTCCCATAGGAGTGTATAGTTATTCTTCAACGATTGATAGGAGGGAACAATTTGCTTAAGGGGTCCTTTCTTTGATTTTTTAATGGACAGGTAGTCTCTAGGTGGTTCGATTCCATTGGTTGCATTTGACACAACGGAACTGCTTTCCGATGGCATCTGTGCGGACAATGTTGAGTGCCGTAGACCATATTTTGAGATAGATGCTCGAAGACCCTCCCAATCATGAACTAACTCCTGTGATGAAATCTCATCAACTTCTTTTTTATATGTATCAATTGGAAGAATACCATCGGCATACTTAGTTCTACCAAAGTATTCACAATGTCCTTTCTCTTGGGCAATCCGATTCGAAGATTTCAGTAGG